TTACGTCCCTGTAACAGGTAATAGCTACCTGGCCACGTAAAGTGGTATCCACAGCGCCGTGAGTGTGTGCTCCAATGATTAGATCGGTAGTGATCTTAGCCGGTTCGCAACCTGGATAGGTTGGTTGGGCTAGCACCCCAATTTAATCTAGTGATCTTATTAGGTCTAATTATGAGTACACTCTAAGGTCTTGAGAGATCCTTAGGGGTGTCAATTAGAGAAATCTGGTTGGCAAATTAAGGATTATACTCAATAACCCTTGAGAGTTTGAAACCTCTTCCTTTCACAGGTGTCTGCGGCCCGGGTCTCGAAAGAGATCTGGAAACCGAAGTCCTAAAATTCTACATTAATAGAAACATGCTACAAAAATGAATTTATTCAAGTTTGCGACATGGACCTATGGTGTCGAAAAATTAGGTGACATTATCCGTGTAAAAGCGGGTTCTACATTAGTTCATTACTTTTTAGTAATGAAGTTAATTGTAGGAGGAAACCTCTCTCTAAAATTTGTCAAAGATCTCGGTCGTATTGCTAATCTACTGAAGTTTATACAAAGAACGCAGGGTTCTAAAGGCCTTGTTACTTATTTAAAAGTAAGTGCAGTATTACTTCAGCAGTCAGCTGCTGGACATAGACTTGATGATGTCTCACCCTTAGGTCCGAGAATTTCCCGGACTAAGGGTATGGGGCTGCCTAGGATAATTCCTAGAAGATCTAGAATTATCATTGCTAATGATGGACCTGGTAAACATATATTGATAAGATTCTATCTTACAGTATTTGCTTTATATCGTGTTTTGGTTTATGCTGGAAAGCTAAACCTTAGTACGATAACAGATCCAGGAGTTAGTTTTGATATGGAATTCTTCAGAAAGTACATAAAGAACTTTGTTCACAAGTTTGTTAAGGATGAATTAATTTATTTAATTCCCCGAAAACTTCTTGAGATGAAGTTCCGTATGTTTACTATTCTGAAGTCTTCACCTCAGACTTCTAAGAATATCTGAAAACCTCTCTTAGCCTCAAAGAGGGTTAGAGATCGGAAGAATTTGTGATCAACTCACCCTGACTGTTTAGTAAACAGTATCTGAAGTATGGTAAACCAACCATATTGAGGATACTTTGTCGAAGTTGCGGAGCGTTTAGCTCCTAGACTTCTTTTTATTATTCGGTCAGTCGTGAATCAGTCACCTCCTTCCGTCTCAACCGTGCGTTTACCCATGGGTAAACTGGGGTTAAAAGAGGAGGCAGCGGGTAAAGTAAGGGTGTTTGCAATGGTGGATCCTCTAACTCAGTGGTTATTGGCACCAGTTCATAAAGTTCTTTTCTCAATTTTGAGAAGAGTTCCTATGGATGGTACCTTTAATCAACTGAAACCGTTGTACCGTCTGGTAAAGATGGCACAACGGAGAGGTTTACCATTGTATTCACTAGACTTGTCAGCTGCAACCGATAGATTACCTGTAAGTATACAGGCTCAACTATTGGATTACCTTTTTGAGCAGGTTCTGCCCAACTTTGGTAGCAAATGACAGGCTCTACTAACAGATCGGCCTTACTTGATTTCTTCAAGTAAGTACCGAGTTCATGAAGAAATAAAGTATTCCGTCGGGCAACCGATGGGTGCTTTATCTTCATGAGCAATGTTAGCCCTATGTCACCACTTCATCGTCCAAGTAGCGGCGTGGGAAGTTGGTTATCCGAGAAATAAGTTATTCGACCAGTATGCTATACTGGGAGATGATTTAGTTCTGGGTAGCCATAAAGTGAAAGATTCTTATCTGAAAATACTATCAGACATCGGTGTAAAGTGTGGACTTCACAAGTCTATCCTATCTCCGAAAGGAATAGGAGCAGAGTTTGCTAAGTCAACTTTTATCGATGGAGTTAATGTTTCTCCAGTCTCTTGACTGGAGTTACAAACGGCTCTAAAGGATCTTTCAGCGTGAGTAGCGTTTGCTAATAAAAATGAATTGTCTTTAGTTAGGCAATTCAGGATATTGGGTTATGGTTATATATCTAGGCGGAAAAGTTTCCGTAAGCTAAACCATGCTTGTCAACTTGTTTGACTTGCAGGAGTAGCGAAACTAGATTTTAATACTACAACCTTATCCCTAGTAGGAAGACTTCCAAAAGACTTTGAGGCATTCCTTGATTTTTTCAAGGAGACTGTCTTAAAGCCTTTAAAGAGTCAACTTATACAGTTAGCGAGAAAGGTAGGAGAAATTGATCCTTCCACAATCTGAGAAGAACGTGGTTTGGATCCTGCTCTCCGACATGTTTTTCATACTGTATATAATACTACTGCTTTTTTCGAATCTCAACGTACCGTGAAGAAGTTATGGGCTCTAGCTGAGCCTCTGACTGCTTTATGGGAAATTAAGACTTTCGATCAAGCACTTAGTATTTATATGCAGATATTGAAGGACAAGTCTATACCTTCTCTGGATGTCTTTTTGCTTAAACCCCTGATAACTTCAGTTGGTTCAAGTAAAAAGTTACCGTTTCAGGTAAAGATGTTCAGAACATGGTCACGTATTTCTCACCGTTTAGTAAAACAGTATCGAGATGTGACAAAGGACAGAAATGTTGTCCAGAAAGAGGTTTCCAAAGTGAAACAACTAACCGAATCAACGCCAAGCTTACAGGAGGAAGAATAATCCATGAGAATGGAAAATACTCCGAATGGTAAGGTTCCTTGCGGTAAAAAGACCACAAGGTCCGTACTCTGGGTAACACCAGTGACGTGTAACGTTTTTAAGGTTAGCGCGC